CTGCGGATTGACGCTGACCATATTTTCATATGAGCAAGACGGGCAAATGCAGGTCATTCCGTTACCACCGCCACCAGCCTTACTAGCCTTCACAACAGGTGCAAACAGATCACCATCAGGGCAATGGTCCTCAAGGTTGGTCGTGTAGTCCAGCACAAGGCAATCCGTCTTTCCTTCGTGCAGTCGCAGCCCGCGCCCGATGATCTGCTGTAAAAGGCCAACGCTTTCGGTCTTGCGAAGGATGGCAATTAGATCAACGTGGCTTGCGTCGAAGCCCGTGGTCAGCACCGACACGTTCACCAGATATTTGATCTGCTGCGCCTTGAACCGCTTTAGGATGCTGTCGCGCTGGGCTTTAGGGGTTTGCCCTGTGACGATCTCGGAAAGCTCTGGCGGCAGGCTGGCCATGATTTCTTGCGCGTGCTTCACGGTGGCAGCAAAGAACATCACGCCTTTGCGGTTGGCCGCCTGAGCCACCACGTCGCCCACAATCGCCGCTGTCTTGCGCCCTTGGCCGTGATAGGCCCGGTCCACTGCGTCCGCATCAAACTGGCCACGGCTGTTCAGCGCAAGCCCGCTGGTGTCGTATCCACTGGCATTGATGGCCCCGATTACCGGCGGTGTCAGGTAGCCCATGCCGATCAGTGCGCGTGCATCTATTTTGTAGACGCACTTCGCAAAGTAGGGAGAAAATGCCGTATCTTCGCCGTTTATGCGCCCGTTGTCGTGTTCTTGGAAAATCCACCCAGACCCAAGGCGATAGGGCGTAGCCGTCAGCCCGCACACGCGCAAGTTCGGGTTGCCTTCGCGCATTGCTGTGATGATGTCCCGCACAGTTGGCGTGATGCCGTGCGCCTCGTCCAGAATGACCAGTGCATATCCGCTTGGCCCCTGCATTTGGAAACGGCTAATCTTGTTCTTAACGGTCAGCGGAGAGCCAAACACCACAGGGTGCCGCAATTCCTTTGCACCGGCACTGGCAGAAAAGGTGCTGGCCCGGTTTCCCGTGGCCAGAAACTTCTCGCGGTTCTGCATCACCAACTCGGCACTGGGGGCAAGACACAGCACGCGCTTGCCCGTCATGTCGTGGATCACTCGGGCAATCTCCGCAATGATGTGAGACTTGCCCGCGCCAGTTGCCGCATCGATGACAAACGGCGCTGCGCTGCGCTTCATCCATTCCAACGCCGCATCTGCCGCGTCCTGCTGATAGGGGCGGAGGGTCATTTGACCACCCAATAGCTTGAAGGCTTGCCGCGATACGGCTCAAGATCGGCATTCGGGATCAGAGCCTTGACAGCCTTGGCATAGGCAATCGCGCCAGCCTTTTCGACCTTTGTCAGCTTGCGCCCGGCAAAGATCGTGTCCTTCTGCCCTGAAATGCGAACCATATCAGCAAGCAACTCCTTCTTGCGTTCCTCTGCGCGGTCGATGGCCTCACAGATTTGGTCGTATTCAGCAGCGATCCGGTGCGCCTCTGGCGTGTCGATGATGGGACGTTTTGGCTCCAAGTGGATCGCTGGCTCTTCCCGCTCGGCCAAATATTCCGCATAAAACTGTCGCAGCTTGGGCAGGTTTTGATCTTGCCAAGACCCGCTCCACATTACTTTTTCCATTGAAGTCCCGTTTGGCGACCACTGGTAAAAATTCCACCACGACCTATTCGTGACCCAAATCGAAAACTGCACTTGGTCAAAATAATGGGGCTGGTCAAAGATCGATTTAAACGCAGGCGTTTCATCTTTCCGCAGGCCAAACGGGCATTTGATCTCAAGACCACCCTCTTCGCCAATCAACCCGTCCGGGCTGCACCCTGCCCAATCCTCGCGCGTGATAAACCCGACAGCCTCAACGGCATTTCCCGTTTCCATCACGTATTCAGTCAGCGCCCCAGCCTCGTTGCGCGTGCCGTATTCGGTGGCAATGTTGCCTTCGAATTCAGGTTCCGCCCCGACCCATTCCCGCACCATGCGGCGCATCACGTCATCACGCGTGGCATAGGGTGCATGGCCCAAGATTGCCCCAACAGACGATGCTGTGATGCGACCCTTGCGTGCTGCATGCCATTCTTCTGTTCGCTGTTCCAATTTTGGCTCCTATGTGTTTTGATGGTGTTGCCAGCGCCGCGCCTCTGAATACTCAGGGTAATCGGCTCCTCCCGCCTTCGTGGCGCTGGCAACCTTGTTCCAGCTTAGATCAACCAGACTGGAGCAAACGGGATGTCATCATCGACCAAGCCCGGCTTGGCATAGCCGCCACCGCTTGCGCCGAAATCATCGCGTGACCCAGATGCAGCAGGGCCGCCCCCGGTCGGCAGCGGCTTGGCATCAGCGACGTGGATGTCCTTTGCGCCCTTTGACGCCACCGCAGATACCCAGTTACCGTGCATCATGCCGCCGTTGCGCGTATCTGGCATTGACCAGATCATCATCGTGCAAACCATCGGCTTGTTGGTTAGGCTCAAGAGATCATCGTTGGTCGGGCGTCCCGGCTTTGCGGTCAGCTTGCCGCCTGTGTTGGCGTCGATGGCTGCCAGCATCTTGCGGGCTTTGTCGCGCTTTTTCAGGCCAGACGCTTCGTCCTTGGCGCTGGGGTCCATGTCCAAGACCCACATCTTGTGAAACACCTTGCGGTTTTTGTATTGCTCCGGCGCAAGCACTGTCCAGCGTGCCGAGATAAACTCCTCGCCAGTGGGCTTCATTTCCCACTTGCACTCGTCAATCATGGCCAGCACAGAGGATCCAGCCGGGATCGGATCCATGTTGCCCGAAGGCACCTCATATTCGGTGCCAGTGTTTGCGGCTGTTTCGCCGTCGCTCAAATCCCAAAAGCCCATCATTCGGCTCCTTCTTCATTGGTGTTAGATTTTGCCCCGCCAAGCGACGGGATGACTTTGGCCAGCGGGTTTTCCCCGATGCGGTAATCCAGTGGATCGGTGATGCCGTAGCGGTTCTTTGAGACGTTGGCAGCCGTAGCATGGCAGACCATTTCCAGATCGCCCGTGCTGATCGCCTTCTTGCGGTCGCCGTCCTCGCCCTTGGTGTAGGTCACAAGGCGCAGGAACCCGACAACATCAACGTCGTCGGTGTAGGGCGGCTGTGATTTAGGCGGCAGGCGCAGGGTCCAGCGCATGTAGTCGTCAACATCTGGCAGCTTCAGCGTTTCCACATCAGCGTGCGCCACGAAGACAACGTGCATCCCGCGCTTTTCATTGGCCAGCCCAGCACCCTTGCGGACGCGCTGGTGCATAGCCGACACCGCAGCCGTGCCAGCGCCGTATCCACCAAGGGCTTGGTTGATGCTCTTGGCCTTCGGGTCTTGCGCCAGAACATCAGCCACGAACAGCCGCTCCAAGGCGGTCACGCTGTCGATCACCAGCGTTTGGTAATCGTGCGGCTCGTGGATCACCGCCGTGATTTGCTCCCAAAGCTGCGATGCGCTTTGCAAAAGCGGAAACGCATCAGGGCGCTTGTCTGCCGGGATGGCTTGCATCCCATCTTCCGCACGGATGAAGATCGGCTTTGGAAATGCCGCTGCAAGGCTTGTCTTGCCCCGCCCAGCATCGCCGCAAACTGTCACAATGACAGGCCGGTCAACCGGCTTGCGTGCTAACTCCATGATTGACATGGATCGTTCCTTTCATGTTTGGCACCTTGTGCCTCGCCTGACCGGGGCAGGCTCTCAACCCGGTGACTTGACATTGCATTGTGCGCTAGAGTATGTCAAGAGGGCATAGACGCACAAAGGAGGAGTTTTTTCACATGATGACGTTGGCCCATATCAGGTGGTGTTTAGAGGATCGAAAGCTAGATGTTGTGGCTAGTAAGACTGGCGTGCATCGCAACACGCTGTCTGCGATCCGCGATGGCCGTAACGAAAACCCAACGCTTCGCACCTTAGAAGCTCTGTCGGAGTATTTTGAAAATCAGTGGGACAGGGTTGTCAAATGACCCACGATCCTGATTTTCCCGCGCCTGTTCGACCAGCACGCCCGGCGCATATTGTCTCGCAGGCAATCGTCTATCTTGACACGCTGGCCGAGCAAGACCCCGAGGCTGTTGCATGGGCGGCCTATGATTGGCTGAACATCCGCGCGGCTGGTCTGCCGATGCTTCCGCTCATTGACGGCACTGCCCGCGATGACGCAAGGTTCTGGGCTGAGACTGCCAACCCATCCGAGCTTGAGTGCTATGCGCTTGCCGCCGTTGACAGGCTTGGCGGCATGAGCGGCGGTCATGCGCTGTTTGCATCGCGTCAGATTAAGCGTCTTGCTGGTGCGCTTTGGCGGCGCATGTCGCCCAGCGAACAATCGGCCTTTGCAAAATGGGCCACAGATCAAATGGAAGGTAAGAAATGAGTGCCGACGATTTCGCAGACTTTGAGGCGGGTTATAACGGTGCCAAGTTCGGGCAATCACCTCAAGCCGTGCAATCCTATTCACAGGACGAGTTTAGCGCAGAAGATTTCGCACCGCCCGCCCCAGAAGCCCCAGAAAGCAACGACCGCTTCCCGCCACCCTTTTCCCTTGACGGCCTAGACCTTCTCACCCCGCCCGGCTTTGTTGGTGACGTGGCCGCTTGGATCGACAGCCAGTGCCGCTATCCGCGCCGTCGCTTGGCCGTGGCATCTGCCATTTCTGCCATCGGCAACATCGGCGGCCTTCGCCATGAAGACCTGCGCGATGGCGTCACAGCCAACATGCTGGCCTTCTGCGTGGCTGCCAGCGCCACCGGGAAAGAAGCGGTGATGCAGGCCCTAACCGATCTGCACATCGCGGCAGGCGTGCATTACGCCCTGCAAGGCGGCATCAAGTCCGAGCAAGAAATCATGCGGAACCTGATTGAACATCAGTCGGCGTATTACATCATCGACGAGATCGGCATCTTCCTCATCAAAGTTCGCAATGCCCAGAAGCGAGGTGGGGCGGCGTATCTCGAAAGCGTGTTTGGCGCGATCATGTCGGGCTATTCCAAGGCCAATAGCCGAATGCTTTTACAGGGCGACACCAAGCGCGACCTTCGCAAGATGTTTGGCGGGATGCTGGCCAAGGCTGAAGATGATGGCCGCGATGATCTAATCGCCCGCGCACAGCGTATGCTGAACATGGTGGATCAGGGCCTTGACCGCCCGTTTCTTTCCGTGGTTGGCTTCACAACGCCCGGCACCTTCGATCAGATCATGGACGGCGAAACAGCAACGCAGGGCTTCGTGGGCCGCGCGATCATCGTGGCT